TCTAAGTCACAATTAAAACAATTTCATGATTGGTTAACACCTGAAAATAAAGCATTAGCAATCAAGTTAGAGAAAATATACAAATTTAGGCATAGAAGGATGATGAGTATAATAAGGAATAAGAAATTCAAAAATAAGCACTCTGCCTACCCTATGGTCTAATCACTATCACGTTATTAAGCCAAAATAGGACTATATAGCTACTTTTTCTTCTTTAGAAGGCTCTACCCAAGGTAACTCCTTTTCATAGCTTAAATGAGCCTCTATGCCATAAATAGCAATAAGTAGTGCATCAGCAGTTTTAAGTGTTACTTTTTTAATATTTGGACACTTATCTTTAGCTATCTGTTTTAAAACCTTCTTTCTTATATCCTTTTTTAAACCTTTTTTAATGTCGAAATGTGACTGCCATTCTTTTGGTGTTACTAGTTTTGGTTTTAATTCATGTGATGCAAGTATTCCCTGCCATTGTCCATAATTCTCACCAAAGGTAAATGACCCAGCCCTACCATCTGTAGGGAATGCCCATACTTTTTCTAAGAATACTTGAGTCCTATATGCTGCGACATCGTTGAGACACATACCTAACAGGAGAGCCATATCGTCTACTGTACGTGGACAATTATGAAGGGTTACTGTCTCATCTGTGATGATGGCTATACCACCACCTTTTCCTGGGTCAATACCTATACATTTTTTAAAAGGGGATTTCATCTTGTTCTGCCTCCGTTAAGGATGGTGCAAACAGCTCTTCTGTGTCATTATATATTTTACACTTATCTCCATCATAAGCCATTTGTACTGATCCTGTTTCTCCATATCTAACCTTAGCAGCTACAAGCGTCATTGCGTTTTTCTCTTCAGGTTTTCCACTAACCTTATATGGATAAAAAACAAAGAATACATTTTCAGCAACTTGTTCTATTGCTCCACTTTCTGCTATGTCAGATAATTGGGGTCTTTGTGTTCCTCTTGTTTCCAAAGCCCTGTTTAATTGTGAAGCTAAAATTACTGAGCATTTATATTCTTTTGCAATCCATTTGTAATCATTAACAATTCTCTCTAATTGCAATCTTCTTTGGTCTTCTTTACCTGCAGGTGTTATTAATTGAATATAGTCATCAAATATAACATCTGGTTTAAATTTCTTTATTTCTGTTGCAGATGTAGGAAAGTCTTTTATCTGGTCAAACATTCTAAATCTTTCTGTACAATATTTCTTTGCTATAAATTCACGAACTCTATCAAGCTCTTGTAGTTGACCTTGATCATATATTCCTTGACGTATCATTCCATATGATAGCTTTCCAGACTCTAATGCTAATAGTTTCTTTAAAACCTCTACATTTGTAAGCTCTCTGTTAAATAGCATTACCTTTCTTTTAGATGCTAAAACATTGCTTAACATATTTAAAAGCATAGTTGACTTACCATGGCCTGGTCTGCCACCAACTATTGTTATCTCACCTCTTGTTAGTCCACCTGCAAAGTCATCAACATTTTTAAAGCCAGTTTTTATTAATAGCTTATCCGTATTTCTTATTGACTCTATTGCATCACCAAGAGCCTCATTAATATCAAATGTACTATCAGGTCTAAGGTTTATAAGTTCACCAATAGATGTATGTGCTGATACAAGAACATCCATTGCATTAACTTTGTTATCAAGTGCTGTTTCTTCTATTTCTTTTGCTTGGTCTACTACTAATCTTAATAGATATTTTTCATATATCTTTTTAGCATAAACCTCTAATGCTGATTCAGTTGGTGCATTATTTGTACAATCAACTATAAAGACAGCATCTACTCCTACAACTTTAT